AGAGTAACCCGAGGCGGTTGGTGGAGTCAAGACGGATCGGCCGGATTTTTGGAATCGGTCCAGTCTGCACCATTGGCCGCGTCTGCGTCTGCAATGGCCCGCAGATACTCCGCAGCGCCCCGCAGTGCCCCCTCGTGGTAGGCATCGAATTTCGCCCGCATCTCCTCTGACCAGCCGTGTCGCTCAACTGCCGGATCACCGCCCAGAATGGCACAGACGCCGTAAACTCCGACGCGCCTAATCAGCAGCGCGGGCCAGCCGCCCTCTGGAGTGGTCGCATCGCCGTATTCCCAGCATTCCAGCAACGCGCCCTTGTGCCCGATCAGTCGGGCCTGCTCGATTGTTGCCATCGCCATCACTCCAAAAAATCGTGAAAGAAAAACCCAGGCCGGTGTCAATCCGCGTCCGCATTTTTCTGCCGCTCGCCCCTGCCGCCGCAACGGTCGCAGGGGTCGCTGGCGTACATGTGATCCACATCGATGCGGAAATCGTCTAGCCTTCCCGGGCCGTTGCATTTGTCGCACAGCAGATATCCGAGTTGGTCGACCACCTTGCCGCTGTAGTCTGGCTTTCGCATGTGTGCTACTCCTGAAAAACCCCGGGCCGGTCTCCCGGGGCTGGCCCTGTGACCACTGTCAGACGAGCGGAGCAAACCCCTGTGCTGTCCAGCGGGTAACGTCTTTGGGGTCTCCCAGTTCCACTACAACCGCCCAGTCTCCATTATGCCACATCCAGCTTGTAGCAGCCGGTCGCCCAGTCTTGTGATAAACCAGCCGTGCCAATCGGCGGTAATCGTCCGCCTGAAACCCCTCGTGCTCCGTCTGCATCTTGTGCACCATCCGAAAGCGGATGCGAGCGTTTTCCTGCCTGATTTCCTGCTCTGCCCAATAGTCAGCATTTTCCGCCAAGCTTTTGATTTTGCGGGCATTGCGGCTGCTGCCAAAAATGTTCTTTGATGCACACACGCAACCAATTTCCAACACGTCCCCAGTGCCGTTGCCGTCAGCGTCTTCCAATTCAATTGCGATCGCTCGCTCAAGAACTCCGTTTCCGCAGCAGTCGCATGGGCGAGACGCTTCAACAGTTCCGCGGATTTTGCAGTTTTGGCCTTTGTAAGTCAGTCGTGTCTTCATCTCTCAGCCCCTTGCTTTTCGTTGTCCTGTCTTCCGCACCTTGCGTCCGACGGGTGAATCTTAGCTGATTATCGTTTTGTGTCCAGTCTGATCTCCAAGGAATCTGGAAAATTTTCGGAAGTCGCGGAAAACGCTGGGTTGCCGACGTGCTCCCGGTACTCCTGCCACTGCCGGTCGAGTTGTGCGTCCAGCTCGCGACGGGGGCTGTCGATCAGAATGGAGATTGAGCAGGCAGAGGCGATCACGGCGAGGATTATTCGCACGCTGCCCACCATCGCAAATCGTGCCCAGTATCGTGCACCAGCACGCGCAGGAACCCAGCCGCCTGGAGTTCGCTCAACAGATCGTCCGCCGTCAGATTGCCGTAATACTCGCCGGGCTTCAAAGGTCCGCCGTCAATCGCACTGTGAGGCGTCCTCAGCGGTCCTGCACACGTGCCGATAAAGCAGCCGTCAGCCATCAGCAGTGGACGCACGCGGCCTACAATGTCCCGCCACGCGCTCGAGTGCTCCAGCACCTCACAGCACACCACAACGTCCCATGCTGAATCCGAATCCCAGTCAAGAAAATCGCAAACGACATCGACGCCCGGGCCACGTTGCCGGTCGATGCCGAGCCAGCGAGCGTTCGGCCAGTGAACCCGCGCCGTGCCGTTGATATTCAGGGAGCCGATCTCCAGCACCTGCAGCGGTTGGGTTGAGTTGTAGCGCGAAATCCACTGGTCAGCCTCAGCGTGCATTTGCATTCTCCGTCAACACGTATTTGATGTGCGGGCTTCGGTGCTCTTGATAGTTGCCGCTGGGGACGCCGGACGGCTCGCACGCTCGCACAATCGCCCGAAGGTTGCAAGCGAAGCGGTCGCTGTCGATTCGCCTCAGGAGCTTGCGCCGGTATCGCGGGAGGGTCGAGGTTGCCGCGTCGCCGTGGCGTACCCAGATCCAGCCGGGGGCTTCGCTGACAATGCGACTGGGCCACGTCGTCGGGATCTCCCAGTGCCGTATCTGATGAGGGTCTTCGGCAGCGTTCGTGCATAACGTCGGAAACTGATTGCCCGGGTGTCGCAACAGGTGGATTTGCTCACGCCAGAATGTGTAGCCGACCGGCCACAATAACGCCTCCCGCGTCTCCCGTGCGGTCGCCTGAATCGACTCGCAAAAATCGATAGCCAGCACGTCGTCATCGTCCATTCTGGAAACCAGCTTCCAGCCGTCCGGCAACTCCCAATTTTCTTTGTACAGCCGCCATTCCGGCCGTTCGATAAACCGAACTTCGCAGCCCGTTGAAAGAAACATTTCGCGCCGCGCGTCGAGATGTGCATCATCAGGGCAGACGGCAACATGAACGATAGGCTTCGCTTGCTGCGTTCGCAATGCCACCGCGCACGTGTGGCGAGTGATCTCAAGCCGCCTCGCTGACAGCTCCGCTCGGTCCGCCGGATAGGCAGACTGAATGATGATAATATGCCGCATCACTTGCCCTGCGCCTCCATAACTGCCCGGTGTGTATGCGGTGGCCTTCGCTTAACCGCTCGCTGCCGGTTGCCTCGATTCACTCGCTTGAACTCTGGCCGGTAGCCGCTGGTAATTGTCTCCCCGCTCGCGGGTTGTGGCAAGCGCCTTTCAAGAAACTGCCTCATTGCTGGCGTCCAGCACTGCGCGAGGTGGTTCATCACCGACGCCCCGGCGGTTGCTCGCTCGATATCCTGCGGGTTGCGTGCGTCCGTCAGCCGTGCGAAGAATGGCCGCGTTCCCCATGGCTTGCCACGGTATTCGTTGCCGTAAAGCACTTCCCAGAGCATTGTGTTCTGCCGCAACTGGTAGACGTCAAACAACTGCCGAAGCTTTGTTTTTTCGACCGTGTGCGGCAGGTGCGTTGCGTAGTCAAACTGTGTTTTGCCGCGGCCGGCCAAGGCTTTCATCGTGTTGCTTTTTCGCCGCTGCCAGCTGTTGCCGCGGGACTCCTGCCACCGCCATGCGCGGGGCGCGTCGAGGTCGTCCCATGCGACGGGCTTCAGCAAATACACGTCGTCCATCATCCAGACAAATTCGCTGTCGATCTCCGAGTGCGTGGCCATCACCCACATTTTGTTGAGCATGTCACGATAGGGGCGATTTGAATTGTCAGCACTTACCCGAAGACAGGGTATAACGTGACCGTGGAACCAGTCCGGGCGGTCTCCAACAATTGTGATTTTTGACGTGCCGCGGTAGTGGCTTTCAACTGACCGAATCGAGAACCGCAGTTCATCGCCGTTGGCTCCGCCCGCCCAGTAGGGCCAGACGAATTGGGTTGCTGTGTCTCTGGCCTTAAACGTGCCACACCCGCCACAGGATCGAGGTTGTGGCGTGTACTCGCCGCGGTGGTACTGGGTGATCTGTAGACGCTCGGTCTGCGCGAAGAAGTCCGGCTCGCGCCTGAATGGACAATAGCCGCACAGCTCGACCGGGACCGCGCCGCGGTGCATGAGGTCTTTTGTGTTTGTGCACCGGCACTGCTGGCCGTCGATCTTGCCGCGGTATATGCAGGGCTTCATGCTGGCACCGCCGTACAAGTAGCATGCTCAGGCAAGCCGAGGTCAATCGCGGACAATCGCACTTGATCGCACGGCGAACCAAACGGCACGCCCTGCCGATCCCAATTCGATCCCGTCCAGATTGCGGGATTGTTTTTGAAGGCCCATATGCCACGAAATCGCATCGGCCGAAGGCACTCCACGCCCTGCCCAAGATCAATTTGCTGGTTTCCTGCGTCATCAACCAGCAGATATTCGGCCTGAAATGCCGTGCCGCCAAAAAAAACTCTCAGCAGCCCACGGACCGTGGTTGGTGTTAGGCGCTCCAACTCAAACATCACTCGCGGCTCACGAGTGTCCTCACATTCCACTTTCGGGAACAGCGGAAATGGTTGCGGCACGCGCACTTCTCGACGCGACACTTCATTGCTGGTCCATCGGCACGTCGTAAACTCAAACGGCCTTGGCACTCGCTTATATAGTCGATACTTTTTCTGCGTGCTGTAGGAAGCACAACACGGCCGTGGCGGAAACGCATTCTGCGCCTTTCCGGTGTAGTTCCACTCAAACTCCAGAACTGCAGGAGCGATGCCAAATCGGCACGGAACACAGTCAACTACCGGCACTTGTGGCGGCCCCGCACTATCAACGCTCTGGCTGGCGGACTCGCCTTGCACGCTGCCGCCGTAACTGCTCGCAAAAGACTCGCTTGATGCCTCGGGAGTGCAATGACAGCCGCACCACAAAAACATGCCGTCACCTTATGGAGGGGTTGGAAAGCCGGGTGCGGTAATGCTGCCCAGCGTTGGCTCGGCAGATTCAAACCCGCCCGCGCTGTAAATGCTCATCGAACCACTCTCCGGCGAACAATCCGCCTTGTAGGGCTGCCACTCGCCGTCGATGTATTCGATGCCGATCACGGTGCCGTTGTCCAGGCTGATATTCTCGAAGCGGTTGACGACTGTAACCTCTTCATTCGTCAGGATGTAGTCGCTGCTGTCCGGGGCTTTGCGGGCGAGCAGTGCGGGTGCCGTTGATGGATCGCGCATCCAGTCAACAGCGGCCAGCAGGTCCGCCTGCAGAACCGCGATCCGGCGATTATCGCGGGGTCCGCCATACTGACGGCGTTGTGGCTCACTGCTGCGGATTCGCCGCGTGTGCTCGCGGATCATCTGCTGCAGTTGGGCAATGGCCTTCGGCCCAAGTAGGATTCCGTCTGCCATAGGTCAAGTCAGCGGCAAGGTTGAAAACGTGCGGGTTTTATAGACGTTGAACGAACGAAACACGCAATTGACAGGCGACGGGTTTTCCAATGGAACCCCGGCGCCATTCAGTGGATACGGAGCCGACGGCAGTTGCCCGTTAATGGTGATTGGCTGCCGCTTCGTTGCGTCGAGTGCATCTTTGCGATTGTAGCCAGCGTCCAGAATGTCCAGCGTCCACCCATCTCGCTGCAGGTGAATCGTGAAATTCACAGTCCGAAAAACCGTCGAGTTTCGCCGCTGCTTTGGCCCGACCGTCACCGCCTGCATTTTGGCTTTACCGACGGCAATTGAAATACCGTCAATTGTAAACGCGTCGCTGTTGATCGCGTCCTGGTAGTCGAGAATCCAAGATGGCACGGTGACAAGATTTTTGGAAACTGTGACCACGCGCCGTGAATCGTCGATCATGGCCGGAGGGTCGAACAAGTCGCCTGCCGAGTTAACAATCAAATTGCCGTCGCGGTCTGTGACGGCGACTTTTTGAAACTGCTCGGAACCCCAGTTGATTTCGGCTGCGTCTGATGTGGGGTTGTCGCTGAGTTGTCGTTCGTCGGAGTAGGTAACCGTGGCCACCCAGCCCTTCCACGGGTTGTTATTCTCAACGCGGATGCTCACGACAAAGGCGTTTGCATTGCTCGGATGTGTATTGCCGATCACTGGCAAACTGGCATGGCTGCCAACCGTGTGCTCGCTGTCCGCTTCGCTGTCGGTCTCCAGCTTGAACCGTCGCTCGTAGGTGCGCACGCCCTTCGCGTTCGTGGCACTGCGTCCGGAAGCATCTTCACCGAGAAAGTAAACAGTCATTCCTGAAACGCTCCAAACAGCTTCACAGGCGGGCCGTTCTTAATCAGGTCCACAAGATCAAAGAGCGGCTTCTTCAAAACCTTGGTTTGGTCTTTCGTCGCCTGAACCACCGGGTCCGCGCGTTGCATCATTGCCTGCACGATTGCTGAATAGGCATCGGCTGAACCTCGCTGCAATGCTCCGGCAGTTTTCTTCTCCATGTCCACAGCGTCACGCTCGCCACCACCAAACAGACCGGCGATTTTATTTGCGGCCATCACGCCGCCATAAACTTTATCATTCAAAAACTGCTGCAGTCCAGCCATCACGGGGGCAGCATCGCCCTTGAGGTTTGCGAAGAATTCGCCGAGTCCAGCGGCTGCCTTTTGACCTGCTCCCGGAGGTGGTGGCGGCAGCTTTGGCTCTGCGGCTGGAGCTGCGGGTTTTGGCTTTAACTGCCCGATCAACGCGCCCAGTCGCTGCTCTGCTTCCAGCAGCCCTGCGGGCCGCGGATTTGCTGCCACACCGCCAAACATCTGACCGAAGAGGCGGTTGGCTGCTGCCCCGGCGGTTGCCGGATTGAGCAACTGCCCGATTTCGAAGCCGACGTTTGCCGTCGCAGAAAGCATTTCGCCCAGCATAACCTGCCACTTAGCCTTAATGGCTTCCGTCGCAACATCCACCGCAGCAACCAGTAAATCCTTGACAAATGTAACTTTGTCACCAATGCCCATAAACGCTTGAATAACGCCGTTAAGCTCCTTCAGCAGTGCCGTAACCATCGGCCGCATTTGCTCGCCGATCGCTGTGGCTGCAATCAGGATGTTGTTTTTAAGTTGTGCAAACTGCCCGGCAAGACCCTTGCTTAGCTCGTCCGTCATGCCCGCAAACGCGCCGCCTGCAGTGGCGACTGCATACAAGGCTTCGCGGATGTCATAAAACGTAACGCGGCCGTTTTCCATTGCCTTCGATAAATCGCCGAACTTCGCCGTCAGCTCAGGGACGACATTGATGCCCCGCCGCTGCAATTGCAGAACGTCCTGCATTGCGATTGTGCCCTGGCTTCGAAACGTGGCGAAAATGTCCGTCAGCTCCGTAATTGACTGCCCAGACCCTGCGGCCAAATTCGCCAGCACCTGCATATCGCCAATCAACTCGCCTACCGGCGTTTGCACAGCAAGCAATTGCGTGGCAGCACTGCGAATGTCCATCTTGTCAAACGGCACCGTCAGGGCAAAAGCGTTGAGGTCTTCGACCAGTTTTGCCGCCACGGCAGCGTCTTTTGTTAGCACTCGCATCCGCATCTGCAGCGCTTCCGCGTCTGCTGCCAGCTTCAACATGCCACCAACGGCTGCAACAGCACCCAGCCCGGAAAACGCCAGCTTCAGCGGCGTCATCGCTGAAGACACAAAGTTTTTCAGCGCCGAGGCGGTCTTTTTCGCCACTGCCTCCAACGTCTGCAGTGGGCTTAGCAGTGCCCTCACCGGCGCCAGCATCATCGAAAACGCAGCGGAGACCCATCGGCCTGCAGTCCCCAGCAGTCGCAGGGCCATTTGCCCAGTGCGTGCGGCAAGGCCAATGCCAAACAGCACAGCCGCCACGGCTTTAACTTTGGGCGGAAGCATTCCGAGAATTGCCTGCGTCAGCTTAATCTGCAACTGAAACGCCTTGAAGTGCGTCCACAGCATAAATACGCCGCCGCCCAGGCTGATGATCGGTCCGAGCACCATTCCGACGGCGCGCGCAAACACCATGAACGCCGACCCCAGCACCCGAAACGGCATTAGGACGATGCCGATACTGCGGGCCAGCAGCCGGAACGGCGCAAGAAGCACCCGTACCCCGTCGGCTATGACGCCGAAAGCCCACGCCAGTGACTCAAGCGTTCGCCGAAGTGCGATTGCAGCAATCACGACGGCATGCATTTGATGAGAAACAACGGCAGTCCCTTTGGCTACCGTTGTCGTGTTTTTCGTCAACGCCAGCAACCCCGTGGACGCCACAGTAGTCGCGGCTGACGCCTGATGTGTCAACTGCTCAAATCTGCGGGCCTGCTCTGCAGCCATTTGTGTAGCGGCTTGCAGGTCGGTCATTTTCACCGCTGCCTCTTGCAATTGCTGGACTGTGTCGCGGCCAACCGTCAGCACGTCGAGAGCATGAGCGGCTTCCGCGGCTTTGGTGGCTCCCGCGCCAAACTGCGCCATCGCCTGCTGACTGCGTGCAATGGCCGAAGTAAACTGCTGCGTGTTTGCCTGCAGATTAACGACGAGGCTGCCCATGCTGGCCATCAGGTGCCCCCAATCAACTTGTGAATGTGCCCGAGGATTGCCGTGCGGCTCTGGTCAACTGTCAGCGGTTTCGCCTCTGGCCGCGGTAGCCACGGCGCAAAATCTGCCGCCCGCATTTCCGAGCCAACAAACGCTGCCAGCAGTTCACCGATTCTTGCCAAGATCATTTCGGCACCTCGCCAGCCTATTGGCTCCACACAATCCAGCGCCTGAATCTCGTGCCATTGTTGCGGCGTCAGCGAGTCCAGCAACCAGTCGGCAGACGGGATGCCTGCCACCATTGCCACGCGCCACGCCAGACGCCTCTCGGCGTCGTCCTTTAGTTTCCCACCGTGGCGTCTATGTCCGCCTGTGTGAAGCCGCTGAGGCGTTGGCAGACGTTCACGATTCGCTCCAGAATTGCCGCCTGCTTTTTGCCCAAAGATTCGACGTCATCCGGCTTGAAAATCGGCTGTCCGGCGTCGTCTTTACAACAGGCCAGAACCAGCCGCTGCCGAAACTCCAGCACGCGAGCCTCGATGCTTTTGCCGTCTTTGGTGGTAAATTGCCGCTCGAACTTCGTTCGCTCGTTGGCTGTCATGCCCCACACAGGAATTACAACGCCATCGCCGAATTCGGGTAATGACACGTCCTCGCGGGTCGCCTCATTGCCCTGCGTCAAAAACGCCTCACGCGGAATCACTTGTCTCATCACTCGCCCCTTTTGCGTTTGGCCCTGGAATCCAGGCGCCTGCCTCGTCGTAACCGATCATTTCGCCCCTGCGAAATGCCTCCCGGTCTTGTGGTTCAATCCCTCTTGCCAGCATCTCCCGCGCCAGCAAGACGCGTTCTCGATTCTGCCGCCAATTGCCGACGGCCGTTTCTGCTTCGTCGTCTGCAGGCTCCGCATCGCCATTGCCAACCAGCAACTGCGCTTCACGCGCCTTAACATCAATGACGGTGCCCGGGCGCCAGAACAGCACACCACCAGCTCGTTTTTCGAGGCCGTCGTGCACTGTTCCCGGAGGCGCCGCGAGGTCGTTTCGGATCAGTTTGATTTTCATGTGGTGTACGCCAAAAGGCCAGTAAGCTTCAGCCCGACATCCGCTTTGAGGCCGTCGTTCATCGCGCCGGTAAACCCAAACGAAACCCCAGCGCTAGTGAAACTGCACGTTGCTGGTGTAGCGTCGGTAAACGTGATTGACCACACGCAGTCGGCCGGAGTGGTCAACAGGTCTGTGATTGCCTGATGTGCGGCCAGGTCCACGTCGTAAAACACGCTGAAATTGAAGTTTCCGCCTTCCGTGTAGCCCGTCTGGCTATACTCTTTTCCGGCGCCGCTCGTGTCGATGGTGGTGGCGTCGTATGTCTCGGACTCCGCCCCGTCGTGGCTGAATTCAGTGATCTGCGCCACGGCCGTCAAAACCGTAGCAATCGTAATCTTAACCACAGTACCCTTGACCCTAATCTTTGCCATGTTTTACGCTCCTATGCGTGGCGTTTTGCAAACTTTGTAATTGCACGATTGAAAGCCGCTTGCATAGCCGCCTTCGCCCGCTGCTGTGATTTCATTTGTGCCTGTTTAGCAAAGTCAGGCTGCTGCGGTGGCAGTATGCCGCGGCTTTGTGGTCGAGACCCAGGCCGCAATCCGCCGCCTCGCCTTCGTTGAGCAAATCGCTCGCCACTGCGAAACGAACCCAACACCCACCAGTGGAAATTTGCTGCTGAAATGCCGACTCCGCCCGTACGCCGCCCAACTACTGCCGACTGCGTGCGCTTACCGACGCCGACGCCCACCTTGCCGCGGATAACCCGCCGATTTCCATTCCG